GACCGATATCGCCCAGCGCGAAGCCAACGCCGCCGATGCGGCCCATGAGCGGCTGCTTGAGTCGCAAGCGCGCGCCGCGCTGCTGGTCGGCCAGGTGGCGGCGCAGCAGGCGCAGATCAACAGCCAGTCTTTTGGAGCCCTCCATGTCCTTGCCAAGGTTGCATCACCTGCTCGCCCTGCTTACAGCAGCCCTGTCGTGCGCGTGCTCGCCACTGCGCCCGGTGTCACTGTCGCCATGCCCGAGCCCGCCGCCGGAGCTGCTGCAAAAGATGGCGCCGCTGGCGCCGCTGCAGCTGAGCCGCCAGGCGCCGAAAGCCCTGAACGCCCCGAACTGATGGTGTCCGAACTGGACGCCGCCACCTGGGCCATTCATGCCGCCGGGCTCTACGAGACGTGCCGCGCGCGGCTTGGCGCGCTGGTGGATTTTCATGTCGGAGCCGGGCGTTGAGTGTGCAGCTTGAACTTTGGCATTTGATCACGCTGGGCGTGATGTTCTGCGGCTTTCTGGTGGGTATTGCCAAGTGGTGGAGCACGCAGGTGGAGCACCAGTTTGCGCAGGCTGCGGAGTCGCGCAAGGCGCTGTTCGAGCAGCTGTCGCGGCGCGTGGCGGAGGTGGGCGAGGGGCTGCTGCGCGAGGCGACCAAGGTGCAGCAGCTGCAGCACGATTTGCTCAAGCTGGAGACGCGGCTGGCGGTGGACTACGTGCGCCGCGAAGACTATGTGCGCGGGCAGTCGGTGATCGAGGCCAGGCTGGACGCGCTGTACACCAAGTTTGAAGAGCTTTTGAGGCTGGTGTCACAACTCACCAAGGGGGCGAGCAGTCATGACTGACCAAGTGAAGGCCCAGCGCGAGCTGATGCGCTGGGAGTTGATCCGGGCGATGGACAAGAACCGCCCGTACACGAACAGCGAGACGTTTTTGCTGTCGATCATTCAGGTGATCATGCCCGGCGCCACGGCGCTGGAGCTGCGCCGCGAGTTGGACTACCTTGAAAGCCGCGAGTTGGCCGAGATTGCGCGCCAGCCTTCAGGCCTTTGGTTTGCCGACCTGACGCGCCTGGGCGTGGACATTGCCGAGTACACGGTGGATTGCGACGCCGGCATTGCCCGGCCCGTGAAGTATTGGAGCGCCTGAGATGCCGCGCCGCTCCAGCGTGGCCACGCTGCCCGCCGAGGTGCGCCGCTGGCTGGAGCGCGCGCTGGAAGAAAACGGCTTTGCGGGCTATGAGCAGCTGGTGGCGCTGCTCAAAGCCAAGGGCTATGAGATCAGCAAGAGTTCGCTGCACCGCTGGGGCAAGGACATCCAGGATCAGCGGGCCATCATCTATGCGGAGGCGCAAAACAGCCAGGCGCTTTCCGAAGGCGGAGCGGACGCGCGCGACACGCGCAGCGAGGCGATTTTCGCGGTGGCGCAGACGATGCTGATTCGCAAGCTGCGCGAGGCTATGCTGTCGCAGGCCGAGGGGAAAGACGACGATCCCACGGGCACGGCGATGGCGCTGGCGCGCATCGGCAGGGACATTGCCACAATGGCGCGCGGCTCGATGGATCTGAAGCGCTTTCAAGCCGCCATTGAGGAGGCCGCGCGCAAGCGTCTGATCGAAGCGCAGCGCGCCAAGTTGGACGAACTGGGCAAGACCGGCGCCGTGGCGCCCGATGTGCTCGCCAAGGTGATCAAGGCGGCATATGACCTCTGAGGCCGGGCGTGCAGACCCGGCACTGCGGCTGTACCCCTACCAACGCGCCTGGGTGCAGGACGACGCGCGCTTCAAGATCGGCATGATGAGCCGCCAGTGCGGCAAGACGTTCACGAGCACCTTGGAGATCGCGCTCGACGTGGCGCGGGCTGAGGCCGAAGGCCGACGCGAGCGCTGGGTGATCTTGAGCCGGGGCGAGCGCCAGGCACGCGAGGCCATGAACGAGGGCGTCAAGCTCCACCTGCGCGCGATGCGGGCGGGGTTCAAGGAGTACGAGCTGCCGTTTGACGCGAGCGTGCGCGCGCTGGAGGTGGAGCTGCCCTCGGGCAGCAAGGTGACGGCGCTGCCCGCCAACCCGGACACCGCGCGCGGTTTCAGCGCCAATGTCCTGCTTGACGAGTTCGCTTTTCATCAGGACAGCCGCGCGATCTGGAAGGCGCTGTTTCCGGTGATCTCCAAGCCGGGCCTGAAGCTGCGCGTGATCAGCACGCCCAACGGCAAGGGCAACAAGTTCTATGACCTGATGACGGCCAAGGACGACGGCTGGAGCCGCCACGTCACCGATATCTACCAGGCGGTGGCCGATGGCCTGCCGCGCGACGTGGAGGAACTGCGCCGGGGCGCGGGCGACCCCGATCTGTGGGCGCAGGAGTTTGAACTGAAGTGGCTGGACGAGGCAAGCGCCTGGCTGCCCTTTGAACTCATCAACGCCTGCGAGGATGCGCGCGCCGGAGACCCGGGCCTGTACGTGGGCGGGCCGTGCTTCGTGGGCGTGGACGTGGCGATTCGCAACGACCTGTTCGTGATCGCGGTGCTGGAGCTGGTGGGCGACGTGCTGTGGCTGCGCGAGCTGGTGGTGCGCAAGCGCGCGACCTTTGCCGAGCAGGATGCGCTGCTGGACGCGGTGATGGAGCGCTACCGCGTGATCCGGGCCTGCATGGACCGCACCGGCATGGGCGAAAAACCCGTGGAAGACGCCCAGCGGCGCCACGGCGCGCTGCGGGTGGAGGGCGTGCTGTTCACGGCGGCCAACAAGCTGACGTTGGCGACCAGCGGCAAAGAGGTGTTTGAAGACCGGCGCATCCGCATCCCGGAGGGCGACCCGGCGCTGCGCGCCGACCTGCACAAGCTGCGCAAAGAGAGCGGGCCGACGGGCACGCCGCGCTTCGTGGCCGACTCTGATTCCGCCGGGCACGCCGATCGGACGTGGGCGATTTTCTTGGCCGTCAACGCGGCCGACCGGCCCAGCGGGCCCGTGACGGCGCTGACGCTGCCGCGCGCCGAGCGGCTGCGCGTGGGCGATGTCGATTTGACCGGCTTTATGTAGGAGGCCCGCATGGCCGCAACCCCGTTGACCGACCAGATTGCCACGCGCGAGCGCACGCTCAATTTCTTCGCGCTGGGCATGATGCTGCCCAACCCCGACCCGATTTTGCGCGCGCAGGGCCGCTCCATCCAGGTGTACCGCAACATGCGCACCGATGCGCTCGTGGGCGGCTGCATCCGCAGGCGTAAGAGCGCCGTGCGGGCGCTGGAGTGGGGGCTCGATCGCGGCGGCGCGCGCAGCCGCGTGGCCAAGGCGGTGGAGGCGGTGCTGCGCGCGCTGCCGCTGGAGCGGATCATTGGCGAGATGCTCGACGCCACGCTCTACGGCTACCAGCCGATGGAGGTGCTGTGGGCCGAGCGCGGCGGGCTGTGGGTGCCCGCCGAGGTGCTGGGCAAGCCGCCCGAATGGTTCTGCTACGACACCGAAAACCGCCTGCGCTTTCGCTCGCGCGAGGCGCCGCTGGACGGCGAACTGGTGCAGGAGCGCAAGTTCCTGGTGCCGCGCCAAGACCCGAGCTATGAGAACCCCTATGGCTTTGCCGATCTGTCGATGTGTTTCTGGCCGCTGACGTTCAAGAAGGGGGGCTTGCGGTTTTGGCTGGCGTTTGCCGAGAAGTTCGGCTCGGCCTGGCCGGTGGGCAAGCTGCCGCGCAGCGCCTCGACGGACGAGAAAAAGCAGCTGCTGGACAGCCTGGAGGCGTTGATTCAGGACGGCGTGGCGGTGATCCCCGACGATGGCTCGATTGACCTGAAAGAGGCCGCAGGGAAGGCGGCGACGGCCGATTTGTATGAGCGGCTGGTGATGCACTGCCGGGGCGAGATCTCGATTGCGCTACTGGGCCAGAACCAAACCACCGAAGCCGACGCCAACCGCGCCAGCGCCACGGCCGGGCTGGAGGTGACGCGCGACATTCGGGACGCGGACGCGGGTATGGTGGCCGAGGCAGTGAACGAGTTGATTGGCTGGGTGTGCGATTTCAATTTTCCGGGGGCGGAGCGGCCCGTGTTCTCGCTGTGGGATCAGGAGTCGCAAGACCAGTTGCAGGCCGACCGCGATAAGAGCAACTACGACGCGGGGGCGCGCTTCACCAATGCCTACTGGGCGCGGGCGTATGGCTACCAGGAGGGCGATCTGGCCGAGCCAGGCGCGGGCGCGCCGCCGGTGACGGGCTTGGCCGGGTTGGCTGGGGTAGCTGGCAAAGCGGCACCGGGCGCGGCGT